GATAGCTTTCTCTAGAACCAAGAACAACCTACGCACGTTAATCCTATCAAATGCACTTGGTTTCGCAAGAGCAGTCTTGTCTCCAAAAAGAACCACACCTTGGCCTGGGAAGTTGACAACAGGATTAACCCTCGCTTGATAAAGAATGTCTCTGGCTGCCTTATCTGGATTAAAGGACAATTTAATTGCACCTCTTACATTACCCCGATTATAACCAGCAGGAGAATACCAAGGATCAGCAACACCATCTGTGTATGCACAAAGTCCAGCAGTATCGCCGCACATTGGAACATGACGATATACATCGTTGTATTTGTCGTACATATACTTGTATGCACTGTCATAAACCATATAAGACGATGATGGGCAAAGATCAAATGCAGTCTTTACATTATTGACTGCCCTAGCAGAAGTCGCCGCAGAAGTTGCAACACCAACAGTCGCAGAGCGATATGGAGAAACAAATCCCACACAATCCTTACGAATTTCAACAAGGTCTGTAATCATTGTTACATGAGTGTCTTGAGTAGCAGCTGTATCACCAGCACCACCACCTTTACCACCAATTACTAGATTGATGTCATGTAATTCTGTATCGGCAAACTTGTCATATGCAAGTGTCAGTTCACCAGCACTCACAGCATGATCAGATGTTCCACCGGAAAGTGAATCAATTGTGATTGGTATAACTGAAGTATAAGCAGTAGTTGTATCTGTACCCCAGTTTGTTCCACCAGAAATATGATCTGTCCAATAGATGTAGTTTGATTTTTGGAAAATCACATCTGGATAGTAGTTGCTACTACCTTGAGGAGTTCTAGCAACTGAGCTCTTTGACACACTTTCATATACTTCTAGAACACTAGAAGTTCTCTGTCCAACAACATCAGCATCGTATCCAGTGATAGCACCTGTTGTGTCATAAACAACAATGTGCATTTCATCATTAGTGCCACCGTGATCAGTATTCCACTGAGAAGTACCAGGCGCATTTGCAAACAAGTCGTGATATTTCCATTTCCGCCTTATATACGAATTATCTGCAATAGCATTTTGCAAACCACCACCATTTGGATCATCTTTTAGACGAATTGTTAATACATTAGTTGTTGTATTAACAACTGTTACTTCATACTCATTAAATTCATCAACTGGCACTGTAGCCGAAGTATCTGAATAGAAAGAAATCATATCTCCTACATTAAATGCATTTCCCGCCTCATCTGCGTTATCAACCGTAATTGTATTAGCGCCAGCCGTTCCAGCACCGGCAACTAACTGATTGTCCGTTGCAACCACTTGCTCGTATCCTGTTGCAGTAGAACAAATCTGAACACCGATTGAGTTGCCCCAAGTACCAGCAGAACGAGCAGCCCACTCACCATGCGAACCTTGTCCTGTACTGAAAGATGCTAGATAATGCTCATCGTCACGAACGAGAATGCCACTATCCGCACCAGCATTTAGAACTGCTGATTCGCAGCGAACAACTTTAAGATGGTCTGAATACTGCAAGAAATTAGCAGCAGCAAACCAATTTTCAAACTGATTACTTGTAGTGCTTGGTTTACCAAAAACCGCAATCAATTCTTCTTCTGAACTGATTGATGTTACAGAAGACACTGGACCTTTTTCAAATGCGCTCGCAATCGCACCAATCGTAGTTTGTACGGATGGCACTACATTTGTAAGATCAATCTCTCTGACATGTACGCCAGGGGAAACTAAAAAACTCATATCGTTACTCCTTTATTATAAGAGTGTTATTACAATTATATTTATAAAAAACCAATTTCCAAAAACTCTGTTTTATAAGTGTTATAACATATAAATAATTTCATGACAAATGCACATTATGAGAAATATAAAGACACGATCAAAAAGGTAGCTCGTAGAAATTATCGAAAAAGAATTGTTTTACTAAACGAATTTTTAGCAGACAAGTCTTGCCAACATTGTGGAGAAAGTGAAACTGTATGTCTCAAATTCTATCCTCATGATTCAGAAATACGAAAATTAACAAAACGAGTTGGCACCAGTAATGAGAGTCGTAAAGAAATATTTCATCTATTGGACAACTCTGTCATACTATGTTCAAATTGTTGGATCAAAGCAGATAATGATTTAATTGAATTTATTTAGTTTTTTACCAATTTGAACCATAATCTCTGACTACAGGATTCCATCTTGTTCCGTATTCATCTATTACTTCACCAATATTTTCATCTTCTAAACCAGTAACAACAAATCCAAATGGTGCCATATCCTGTTCTAATGCGTCCTGTTGTTCTCTCATCATAGTATGTCTAATATCCATATCAGTCAACTCTTTGAAGTATGTTTGATCACATGTCCATGCAAATATGAATAGACAAGCCACCAAGTCATCAGTACAACCCTCGTCAGCTTCAAAAGATTGTCCTTTAACAATAAATGTAGACAACTCACTGATGATATCTAAATCTTCTATTATCAACTTATTATCTTCAATCATTTGTTTAAGATTAGAACAACCTATTCTCTTTACAGCTTTAGTAGTTCTTACCCCCAATTGCGCTCTACCACCTGAGAAGCCCCCTCCAAGGACTTGTCCCGCTCGCCCACGCATAGAAGCCATAATAAGGTTATCATACTCCAAGTCAAACTGCATAGTAGTAGCAACCTGTTCTCCAATGTCATTTACCTCAATAAGAACAAATGCTTGATTGTATGCACGAGCAATATCATAGATTTTAGCTGGAAACAATAACGGTTTGATTTCATTATCTCTATATTTTGCAACAATTCTATACGGCATCTCTGATACATCAAATACTAAAAACGCAGAATAATCATTTTTTGTTCCACGGGAAACATCAGCAGTCAGCACATAAGTATGACCTTCTTGTGGTTTTTCATACAAATCCAAACCAGCATTAGATTGCAATGGATTTTTATATGCCATTGTTCTCAATTTTTGTGGTGAAATTAATGTATCAATAGACCCAAGAAATTCGCACTCAAATTCTGTATTGAATTGTGACTGAGAGGTGTTCTTGATTGTTTCTTCTTTCCACGCCTCATCACGGCCTGGAATTTCACTCCAATGTACCTCAATAGGAATATATGTGTTTCTTTCGTTCTCTGCATCCGTCCACAACTTATAAAACATGTTCATACCATGTGGTGTGGAAACAATCATTACTTTAGTTGTTTTACCAGAGCTGATTGTTGGATACACTGAACTAAAGAACTGCTCCGCAACATTTGCTGGGACGTAGGCAAATTCATCCAAAAATATAATATTATAAGAACCACCACGAACAGCGCTTGCAGAAGTAGAAGATGCCAATATTTTAGACCCATTTTCTAACTCCAAACTTCCTTTGTTCCAAGTCATTACTCCCTGCTGTAACCACTTGGGCAAATTTTCGTATGCGAGTTGCAATCTACCGAGTAAATCTCTTGCGGTGGCAGCCTTATTTGCAAGGATAGCCACATTCACACTTGGATTAAACAAAACGTAATGCAACAAGTAAGCGATGATAGTGGTAGATTTCCCAGACTGGCGAGGGAGTTTACAGATGGTAAACCGATTATTATGAAACGTCCCTATCATTTCCTTCTGGAAATCGTAGAGTTTAAATGGAACCAGGCCTTCATCCAAAGAAACAATTCTAATATATGTCTGTATGAAATACAGTGGGTCTTTCATACACTTAGCATATTCTGTAACTTCTGCCTCTGTCCATTCTTGCGTAACATTGGCTTTCTTTAAATTAGGATTTCCTAGATATGTTTCCATTTTATCCCTCTATTAAGAAGTTACTTTTTACACTCTCAATTATTTCCATCTTCAATTTTATCCTTCAACATTTTTTGCAATTCTTTAGTAGAACCTACGAATAATGCGTTTGTTACATTCTTGGGTGCATTACTTGGCACCTCTTTTAACTTACGCATCTTCTCTTGCAAATCACCTAACTTCTCTGCTACTTCAGCAACACTTTTTATCAGTTGTCCAGCAACCTCATATGTTCTTGGATGCTCGCTTTCTTTTGCGAGTTCCAAAATTCCATCGATTGCTTGAGAACCCTTTTCAACTAGATTATAAAAGTTATCTCTTTGATACTTATAATCATCCTCTATATCATCCACCACGGCCGTGCTGGGAGAATAATGAGTAATATTTGGTGTTGTAGTTTGGGGAACTATTTTTTCTATAACACCAAATTCTTTGTCAAGTCGTAATGTTGAATCTTTTGTTGTCATGATTTATTATCGTCTTCAC